TCTTCGTGACATCATTCGTAGCGGTGGACGCCGATAATTCTTAATATTTTATTTACAGGACGGTGAGTTATGTTGGTTAGTGTCAATGATTTAACCACATATATGGACATCCGCTTCTCACTACGCCAACAAGACGCGGCTGAATTTGTATTGGCTGGACTTCAAAGTGAATTGGAGTCCTTTTTGCGACGTCCAATAGAAGTCCAAAACTTCGTAGAAGAATACGTCATCCCTTCAGACCATGTTGGAATGCCTACATCATCGTTCTTCTATAACACATCTCTAGACACAACCATGTCCCCGGTCTCCTACACACAGCCACCATCAACGATTGGCGTTAGGAACTCTCCAATCGTAAAAGTCAACAGCGTATTCATTAGAAACTTGTCAGTCTCTGGGGTATACATGAGCGAGGCAATGGAGCGAGCGGCAGTCGTTACAGCGGTGTCGCAGGTGGGACCAAAAGTCACCTACACCGCAAGTAACAATAAATTTACAATTGGCCAAAAGGTGACTATCAAGAGCATGGTGCCAATTTTGTACAACGTAGTTGCTCGTGAAATAACAGAAGTAACAACAAATACATTCTCTGTTACCAACATGCCAGCGTCTATTGGAGCAATGACAGTAGGCGGCACCGCTATAGCGACAGGAAGCGACTACACTGTTCGTCGTTTCGGCATTGACCTCTATCGTGGGTTTGCTAACGATGCCGTGACTATCGACTACGAGGCAGGCATCGATGGTACTGAAATAGCAATATTCAAACTACTCATACTTCGCGCCGCAGTACGAGAAATGCAGAACATGCACGACGACGTTGTCGGTGTGAAGGACTTAACTACTCGTAATGTTGCACCACTACAAACAGGTTTTATGGACTCGGAATTAATGACCGTTAAGCGTTATCGTCGAGTTAGGGCTGCATAATGGCCAGACCAATGATTGTTGAAATCACCACTAGGCTCGAAAATCCACAGGGATTTGACAGAATTGACGACATGCAAAGACGCATGAAATCATTCCGACCAGTTTTTGATGACATTCGTAGCGACCTGGAAGAAGCATGGTCGAAGAACTTTGACACAGAGGGAGGGCATTACGGTGGGTGGAGGCCCCTGAGTCCAAAGTATGCCCTATGGAGGGGCTCTGCGGGGCCTATTTTGATTCGCACTGGGCAACTATTCAATAGTGTGAGAAGTCTTCATGGTGCACCAAACGACATCAAAGACGACGAAGCATTCTTTGGCACCAATGTTGAGTACGCAAAATTCCATCAATACGGAACAAACAAAATGCCTAAACGCCCAATTATTTTTGAACCCAATGATGCCGCTCGTAAATGGGGCGGATGGGCTGCTAAATATATCGCCGATGGTGAAACTTTTGGGATTAAAGGATAATTATGGCCGCTCCCCTCATGCATGGATCACATTTTGCAAAATCATTTGTAAACAATTATATGTCTTACGATATACCTACGCGCATAGTCGCCTACCGTAATGGATGGGGACTCGATGACATAACCCTTCCAACGCCATTGAAGTTTCTTACTTATGAACCAGTAGCAATGGATGAGTGGCCCACTATTATTACCGTTGCTATTTCGACATCATATTTTGATCGTCTTGGTTTTATCGGCAACGACCCCGAATATCGCGTTGCTTACAATATGCGAACCTATGTTTGGGTTCGTACGGAAGGTTCCGAAGAAACTACCCTCATGCGTGATAGATTATCTGCAGTCCTTCGTTCGTCATTACTTGATTATCCATCAATGAAAGCCGTAGACCCCCGCCAGACTTTTAAGGCAGAGATTGAACAAACTTCATTAAGTGAAGAGTATTCTGATTTAACGCTCCTCAAAGGCGATAGAGTCCTCGCTGGAGCATATTTAGGATATACAATTTATATGAATGAAGTTGTTTCCAGGGCAGATATTGGAACGCTGGAAGAAATTGATTTGGTAACCAACCTCAGTGGTATAGGCGTCAGCCTTGTCGAATAGGCTATTATTTATAAAGAACTAAGGATGCTCAATATGACAAATTTATTTTTGCGAGTTACAGACAATGAAGATATCTCCAATTTCACATCCCAAGGTTTAGACGTATATGCGAATACGACAACAACAAATCTGAACATTTTCGGTAATCATGTCTATCCAAACGGAAAATTTGCCGTATCAGAAATTGACTCAAATCTCGAACGTTATTTGCAAAAGGGATTTGCAAAACTTTTAGCAAATGGTCAAGTTAATATAGTAAATAATGCAGAAATTCAAGCAGCACCGAAGGAAAAGAAGAAGAAATCATCTGAAAATGAAACAACGAGTCAAGAAGTTGAAGTAATTGAAGAAACACCTGTAGTGGAAGAAGTACCGCAGTCGCAGGAACCAGAATCAAGCGACCTACAAGAAGTGGTTGCGACAACTCCGGAATCAAGTGAAAACACAGAAATCTAATAAAAATTTTATTCTGCAGTTACATTAAACAACAGTAATAATTAGATACAATACAAGGTACTGGCGGTGTTTTAGCCGGTCTGAACGATGAGGTAGGAAGGTCTTATGCCCGGAATTAATATTAGCACTACTACACGAACAGGCCCTATATCAACTTCTGTACGTGAGTCATCGCAAGCATTTTTTGTAGGAATCGCGCTTCGCGGACCTACCGATAGAGCCGTACTGGTCGGAAGTTTAGAGGAATTTGAACTCACTTATGGTGGCTTTGTCAGTGGCTCCTATTTGCACTCAACGGTTCAAACTTTTTTTGAAGAAGGTGGCTCGCAGTGCTGGATTGCTCGCGTCTCCGGCACTGGCGCCATTGCGTCTACCCTTAGTCTACTAAACTCAACGACGCCAGTCATTACCCTTACTGCGGTCGGTGCGGGTGTATGGTCTATGCCTGCCGGAACCGAGACCCTTTCGGCAATCGTAGAAACAGGAACTGCGACAGGCACCAAGGTTGTCAAAATATACAAAGAAGGAACTCTGATTATGTCTACAGGCAACTGTACGACAAACGCGCAGATTGCCGGAAAAATTAACACTCATCCTGTTGCCAGTCTTTTATGTACTGCAACCGTTCTCGCCGATACCTTGGTTAGCCTACCAACAACGGCAACAGAATTTGGTGATGGAACCGACACGGATGGCGTCGCTGGATCGACCCCCACCGATGCTCAACTCCTTGCCGGACTGACTCTTTTTACCGATGAATTGGGTACCGGAGCGGTTGCATGCCCGGAATCAGTGGGTTCAACAGTACAGGCTGCTCTCATTGCGCATGCAAATAGTTTTAATCGTTTGGCATTCCTCTATCCGGCTGCCGGATCGGACCCTAACGATGGCACAGATTATGCAGCCATGATCGCTATCACCCAGGCAATTAAGGCAGGCAGCAATGCAGAACATGTTGCCTTTTTCGCCCCATGGGTCTATGTTCCCACGTCTGTCGCTGGCATCAATAGAATGATTCCGCCGGTCGGGTATGCAGCAGCGGCGCGAGCAAGAGCACACAACGGAGTTGGACCACATCAGCCTGGCGCTGGCGTATCAAGTGTTGCTAGATTCGTGACAGGCCTTGAGTTTCCTATTGGTTCAACAGTCGGTGACAACTTGGATAACGAGTCAATTAATGCAATTCGTATCATTAATAATACGATTCGTATTTATGGTGCGCGTTCCTGCTCTAGCGATCTACCAAATTTCCGTTACATCACAGCACAAGACGTAATGAACTATGTTGTTGTTCAGGCGTATCGTGATCTTGAAGATGTTCTGTTCCGACCAATCGATTCGCGAAATGCCATGTTTGCCGATATTAGGCAGCGTCTACAGACGATCATGGAAGGATTGCGTTCAATTGGTGCTATTCATGAAGCATTCGATAACGCCGGGCAACGCATTGACTACGGATACTCAGTTACATGCGATTCATCAATTAACCCAGTTGCAAACTTGGTCGATGGACTAATTAAGGCTCGTATCGGTTTTCGAGTGACCGGCATTGGTGACTCCATTCAAGTTGACATTATCAAGTCAAGCCTTACGGCCAGTGTAGTCTAAAAAACAATATAGAGGAGGCCTCTTATGGCAAGTAAAATTTCTGCAAGGCAAATAATTGCAACAATTACACCCGTAGATAGCACGAAGTGCCCAACATTTACGGGTTTTAGGTTTCCTCAGGTTTCTGGTGGTGAAATTACTGCTTCTGTAGAAAAAGTTTATGATGGTGGCTCTACTTTCCCTAGCCTACTTTGTGCTCCCTCGGAAATCGGGGACATTTCACTCACAGCCTACTATGACGATAGTGCGGACGACGCTGACGTCGTAGAAAGCGAAACCCAGGCGCCAAATATTGCCGCAAAAGTTAGCAGACTTCGCCAATTGGTTGGTCGTGCATTTTATAATATTAATATTCAGACATACGACTGCGACATTAAAGTGAATGGCAATGACCGACAGTACTTGAATGCACTCCTGGTAGCATTGTCAGAACCAGACGGAGACGCCTCATCTGGCGCTCCTGCTATGTTCTCTATGACTTTCTCCGTGCAGAGTGTCAGTACTCCTACGTACACGCCAGTGAAAAAGTAGACCAATAAGTAGTTCCACTACTGTAAGAATTGCTGTGCTAGAGTTCCAATCATGACAGAACCCCTATACACAGAAGAAGCCACAGAGCCGCAAAAGACCAGCAAGGCATCAAAGCCTGCTGTAGAGTCGTCTCCTCTTGAAAGATTGAAAGAGACTATTTCCAAGAAGGTTGAGCGCGCCACAATTGTAATCAATGTTCCTGAGCGTCCTGGCGTTCAGTTGCGTATCCGTCCGACTATTACACAGCAACAGATGAAGGCCTGGCGTCGTAATTCCGGTGAAGATACCAAGGCTGGAATGGACCCTAGTAAGTTCGCTTGCTATTTAGTTGGACATACGACTGATGGAATCATGATCAATGGCGAAGAAGTCCTTGATGATGAAGGCAATGAACTAAACTTTGCTTCTAGGGAAGTCCTCAAGATGACCGATACCTCACGACCTGTTCCTGATGCTGTCCGTGCATTTTTCGGCGTTGATCCACATATCGAGGCTGCTGCTTTGACCATCCTAGACGCGGCGGGGTATTCAGATACTGTTGATGCCGTGGACCCTACGATGACGCCTTCGAAGAATTAATCAAGGACCACTCGGTCATAAGCGCCGCTCGCCTCGGTGAACTCTGGGGCACTAATCCTTTGGAATTCCTTCGTCTTGATGAAGACGAATGGATGATATTACTTGCTTGTGCTAAAGTAATACAGCAGGATAATGAGGAACGCGACCGGGAAATGAAACAACGGAATCCTCGTTAATAGTTATACGGATTTCCGGGAGTAATGATGGCAGAAGACAAAGTCGGACTTGTAGTCAAAGTCAAGGTCCATGGCGAACAACAACTCCGCAAACTCAAACGTGAAATAAATGATCTTAACGACCATGTCACCCTGCTCAAAAATCGGGTCAATGGCAACCTTGACAGCATGGACGCCAAATGGAAAAAACATTTTGACGGAGTCGACAAAATGGTCAAAATGATGGGTGGGGCGCTCACAAAGTTTGTTGGAATGTCAGCAAAATTTGCTGCAGGACAACTTGCCGCAATGGGAGCCGCAATGATGGTTGTTCACGGAGCATTCATCCTCGGTAACGCATCAATGAAAGCATTCCGATATATATCAAAGGGTGTTGCAGCCGGACTAGCCTCCATTACCGTCGCCGCCGGAACTGCTGCTGCCGCTATTAGAGAAAATCAAGCAGCCATGTTTGCCTATAAGAAATTAGGCAAGAA